ATTTACGCATGCGCTTCATGAACAGCTGAAAATGCTCGTAATGAAGTGAGCCATCAGCAGGCAAATGAGCATCATCATAAGTCAGCGTAAGAAACATGTTGTTCTTATGTGACTTAGCTTCAACAACACATCGAGCAGCCCATTCACGAGACTTAGAAAGCCTGCAACCAATGCACTGGCCGCAAGGAATCTTAAACTCCGAAAACGGAATAGCTTTAGACGGATCAAACGTTATCGCATTACGTTGTCCATCTTTAGTCTTTTGGCCAGCAAGACGATACGCGGTTATCGGGTGAAAACAAGGCATTTTTCAAGACACGCAATATGAAGTTCACGAAGAATCGTCTCACGAGAAGAGCGAGAACGAACTTGGAATGACACTAAAGCGAACCAAGGGCGATCGCGATAAAGCGTCCAAGTAACCAACTTGCGTCGACCAACGTAGGTCGACTCCCCAGGAATTAACCAACAAACGCCAAAGTCTTTAAGAGTAAGCCGAAAAGCCGCAGTAGCCATAGCACAGTTCCAAATGAAATTGAGATGTTCAAAATGATAACTATGACGACCGCGGCAGGTAACAAGGGTTAACGCTTAAATGCGGAAACCGCCACGCATGGGCGTAGCACGAGTATTCAAAGTCTTCGTACGTGATGCACCTTTGCGGAAAATACGCTTAGATACCTTACGAGAAAGCTTATGACGACGACGAGACATAAAAACCTCACTTTTTAAAAAGTTTCTTGACGGCCTTGAAGGCCTCCCAAATCGCAGAACCAGAGTTCAGCAAAACATTAACGAACTTCAAGATCGTATCTATCATTTCGCAAGATGAGCAGCGCCAACAGCAGAATTTGTAATCGGCGCTGTTGAATTAAAGGGATTAATCAAATTCATCCATTGTCCAAATTTCCAAGCGCCAGAATGCTCTTTCATATAATCAAAAGCTAACTTCTGCTTCTCAGAAGCAATAGCAGAATTCTGAGTCATAAATTTAGCTTGCTTCAAATTCTCTTCTTGAATCTTATTAGCAATCTCTTGACCTTTAGTTTGAGACCACATCAAATTTGAAGAAGAATCAGCAGCGACAGACTGAGCGCGCTTCAAACCGGCATCAGCCTGCAAAGCAGAATTCTGAACGTAAGTCTGTTTCTCAAGAGCATCTTTCAGACTCTTCTCAGAATGCTGAGTTGACGTTTCAGCACCAGATTTCATCGCACCAGCAAGATCAGGCGGAGAAATAACAGGTGCATTACCAACAGCACCAGAACCTCCAGTAGCAGAGAGTATCGGATTAAGTCCAGCTTTTCGCATATCATCAACTTCCCACTGATGGCGATTTTTCATCACCTCTTTCTGATGCTTCCACGAAAAATAAGCACTAACAGCAGAGCTACCTAAATTTGCAGCTCCGCCAATGGCTTCTGCCCAAGGGAAACCCATATCACTGTCCTAAAGCAAAGATAACAACTGTTCCGACAACAGCTAGCCAAATAACCAAAGCCATAACAACTCCTTAGAAATGGTCAACGAGTCCAGGCACTGAATAAACGGGCATCGGACGAGCACACTTCAAACGAATATAAGAATCGAAAAGAAATTGCGGTTCGCTAGTCACAGCAACAACGCGCTCGACCGGAGGATTTTCTTGAATGAATTGAGCTGAAAGTGTTGGCAAAGAGCTGAACTTCTGAGCAAGATGCCAGCTGTCAAGAGGCTGCGGATCAGTTGAGCGGAACTTACCTGTAATTTGCCCGGGGTAGTAGCGATACTCGGCATAACGCTCTTGATAGCCAAAGACCTTATCGTCATCAGCAGTACCTTGCGCATAAATCTCTTTATTGAGAACAGCTTGTTCTCCGAGATGAGCCAGAACAGGCCAATAAAAATCAAAACGTCCTTGACGCGACCACATACGATTGAGGCCTTGCTGGTAGGTCAGATCGGCGCGAACATTCACAAAACCAAAAACGTAACCATGCTCGACAAAAGACTTAGAGAAGCCATGGAACGAATCAGAGACGACACCAAAAGCGGCAAGATTACCTTGCGGAGTAGTCTCATTAGTAGCTGAAGTCTGCTGGACAGGATTGATCGAAATGCGAGCAGATGAGCCACCAAGATACTCAGGACGCTGCAAACGAGCATCAGGCGAGATTACACCAAAGTGAGAACGCAAGATCTCTGTGTAGCGCGTACCGCCACGAGCATCACGCTCATAGAGCTTTTGAATCTGGAAAGCTTGACGCAAGTCGTTAATAGAAATTGGTGTAGCAGATGAAAGATCAGCAGTACCAGAAACAACGAGCGCAGGATCTTTCCAAGCTAAAGGAAAAGCGTTAGCTCCAGTGCTTGAAGTCCCATTAAATCTAACTTCAGACTGGTAAGTATCATTTAAAGCATAAAGCTGACCCGCAGGAATATGCTCAGGACCAACTCTAGAAAAAACGGGACGACCATTAGCAGAAATCGAAGCGGAAATATTAGCACTACCACCAATGGAAATTTCCACACCAGGTCCTTTTTGCGGCCACGGCAAACATGATGTGAAATAGTCATGACGCTTGCCACGACGTACAAGATTATAGTCAGTCAAATTATCCGGACCATCACCAGTCGGAACTTTCAAAGATTCCTGAAGATTCTCATCTCTAAACCACTCATTGAAAATCAAATTGTAAGCACGGAAAGGAAGTGCGTTTACTTTCAAAGCTTTATTGACATTCGTCGGAAGACCGAAATAATCCCAAAGCGTTTGATTCTGAACATTCGTACCGGAAACGGTAGGAATCAAAAAGTCTGTAGAGTCAGTAGGATTCTTCTGCTCACCATTAAACTTCTGCCAGTTGTCCCAAACGAGGCGGTTTGGAACAAAGAAAAAGAAAGTCTCTAAATATAGATTGTCCATAAAGGGGACAATCGGCGTAGCCAAACGAGCGAAAAGAGTAGCAGTCAGCTTAAAACTATCTCCTGGCAAAACCTCGTCGACATAAAAGGGTACAAGAAAACCAGAATTAAAAGTTGTCTTATATCCATGGGAACGGTCAAAGACAGATCGAGGAATCTGAGTCGAAGGAATTTGAGAAAACAGGTGCTGAGTAGAGCGATTAACTGATGACATCTAAAAATCCATAGCTATAGATAACAAAAAAGGCGACCAGTTCAGAAAGCCCTCTCATCGAACCGATCGCCTTGCGGCTCTAAAACCAAGACTCAAAAAGCTTTATCACCGTAGGGCAAAGCATATACCACAAGTCAAAGAGAAAGCAAACATTCGAGCAGTGCGTTGGGTACCCGCACGTGCATCGGAGTGTCACCAGAAACAGTTACATCAAGTACGTAACTGTTTCTGGTGTGTACCCGTGCGCAAATCGTTGAGATATCTAAAAAAAAAGATCGCCGCAAGCAGGCGATCGAAAGGATTTTGAAGGGATGGAAACCATCCCTTATATAAGTTATTAGTAATTACCCGTTGTTGTCAGAAGCAGACGGTTTAGAATCGGCAGATGGAGTCTGCTGAGGGGTTGACTCAGGAGCTTTAGCTTCTTCAGGCGCAACAAAGCCAAGATCTTCAAGCTTACTCCTCTGCTCAGGATCATTGAGCGCCTGAAGGAAATCAGATGGAGAATTATTGAAAGACGAACGAACATGAGACGGAAGGCTTTCAAAGTATTCAGTTGCACGAGCAACAGCATTCTGCGCAGTCTGAAAATCTGTGACGTCAGAAAAGTCACCGAACTGAATTGGACGCTTCGGAGAAAAAGGATCAGTCAAAAAGCCTGTCTCAGCATACTTCTGAAGAATATTGTCGATCATGGTCTCATCTTTAAAGTGCTGTTGAGTCATCGACGGTTCAGTAAAGACAATACCTTCAGCGGTTGAATTTGTGTGATTAATTTTGAACTTCATATAAGCTCCATATAAAAAAGTCCTCGCACTGCGCAAGGACTGATTAGAAGAATCTCCGTGTTGCGGCCGCGTCTGTACTTAGACTTCGGCCTTAGCAGGCGCGGCCGCTTTGAGGCCCTCAATCGCAGAAACAAAAGCAGTCGCAGCAGCAATCTGCGTCGGAGCAGAGGCTACAAGCTCTCCAGTCTCATCAGAGTACTGACCGATCTCATAAAGAAAGAAATCGTCGGGATGCTGACCAACGGTAGTGCGACTATCACGAACGAGATCAGAAAAAGACCGAGATGCATCAGCGGCAGAACGACTGAAGAACGGCGTATTAAAAACCTGAAGTTTCGAATCGAAAACGGAAAAAACTTTAAGGATCATGATTGATTCTCTTCCATAACGCGCCTAAGTTTAGCGGCTTTCAATTCTTGGACGCGTTCACGAACTGAGAGCCGTTGCGGCGAAACTTCGCCAGTGTCTTCAAAATCACGACCTCGCTTTTCGCGAAGACGCTTAATCTCTTCATAACGAACAATATCAGAACGCTCAAGCAACTTATCAAAATAAGCTGGAGGATTCATCATAATCTTCTCGCTAAGAATAAGACGATCATTAGTATAAATGTCAGTCATGTACTTTTCACAAAAGTCATGACCAATGCCAGGTTTCAAAGAGCAATGACAAAACTCAGCAACTTTGCCGTCATAATGCTCTAACTTTAAAGGACCTGTAATCTTCTTTGTAACGTAGCGAGCAACGTAAGCCGCAGTCTCGAAATTGACTGCGCCAATCGAACTAAAACCATAAGGCCAAAGCTTCTCCAAAGTACGAGAGCGATAAAGATTGTTGCCACGACGAATAGACCAAAGCTGTTTATCAACAAACGTCACGCCAAAAATTATTGCGTGATAGTGCGGACGACCAAGCTTATCGCCATACTCGCCACACATGAAAAAGCGAAGCTGTTGACCAAAACGGCTCATGAAGTATTTACGCATGCGCTTCATGAACAGCTGAAAATGCTCGTAATGAAGTGAGCCATCAGCAGGCAAATGAGCATCATCATAAGTCAGCGTAA